ACAACATTGTCACTAGGATTTAAGTACGTAATCATATCTGGGTTACTAAAATCAACAGAATATCCTTCTTGCATTGCTAGGTATGTATAATGTATATTACCATTACTTAACAACCACTCAGATAAAGGATCATAACCATAAGGTTCAGCTAATCTTTGTACAAAACCAGAGTTTACAGAAAACTTTTTAGTAATGTTGTACTTGTATCTTTGCGATGCTTCAAAATATTCAATATCAGCAAAACCATCTTGAAGATATTCTATCTTAGCAATCCAGTCGTCAGCAACATATCTTAAAAAATGATGTTGATCTATATAGCTTTTACCTTGTACTCTTTTAAGATCACCTTCAAATAAAAATTCAAAACCTTTAATCTTACCTATATTAGCAGCGTCAGAATATGTGTTTTCTGTACCATTGTAAAATGTACTAGCTCTATTTTCATATTGAAAACGTGCTATTTTTCTTACACCTAAGTTAATAGAGTAATCAAAAGGTGTTTCAACTACACCTGATGTTAATTGACCAGTGTTTACTGAAAATGTATTAACATCTGATAATGATGTACCACCGTTTACAGCAGCGTAAAAAGTAGAAAATTTAAATGTTTTTTTAACCGTTTCTTTTAAGGTTTGACCAAAAATTAGACACGGAAATAATAATAGTATAAATAGTATCTTTTTCATTATTCTTTTATAATTCGTTTGTTATATGTGTTACCATCATGTTCTATAGTTAAGAAATAAACTCCTGATGGTAAGTCCGAAAGATTTATTTGTTTGTCTGTTACTTTAGATTTTAATGATCTACCCGTAGAATCATAAAGGTTAGTACTTATATCTAAATCTGTAACGATGTTTAATATATCGTTTGTTGGGTTAGGATAAACTATAACACCACTAAATCTATTAAACTTACCTTCAATATTAAATCCTTCTGGCCAACCATCTTCACAATAGTTGTACATCTCTTGACATATTGGATCCCAATCATTATCACAGCAATAGCTATCAACATCAATAACCCAAGCGTAACAATTGTTATTTAACCAATATGGTTCACCTGGTCCTGTAATACAACCAGCATCGTATAAACACGAATCTGGATCAGATACGTTTGCGTCTGGATTATAATTGTAAGAACTAGGATCAGTACAACCAACCACTGGTGTTATACAGCTACCATTGTCTGTGTTAGCTAATGGGTTATAGTTAACAGAGTCAGGGTTTGTACAGCCGTATACAACATCTACACAGCTATCATTATCTGTATTAGCATCTGAGTTATAATTAAATGACGCGGGATTTGTACAACCGTATATAACTGGAACACAAGAACCATCGTCTATATTAGCACTAGGATTATAATTAAATGCTAAATCATTCATACAACCCTCTACAACTGGAATACAATCGCCAGGTGTATTAGCGTCTGGATTATAATTAAAAGCTTCAGGATCCATACAACCAACTACAGTATCTTCACAAGAACCATCATCTACAGTCGCTTCAGGATTATAGTTGAAAGCAAACTCGTTCATACAACCGTATATTATTGGAATACAAGAACCATCATCTACATTAGCATCTGGGTTATAATTTAACGAATCTGGATCCATACAACCTTCTACTATTGGAATACAAACAGTACCGCAGAAAGGCATTGCTTCATAAAATACATAGAAAGGTGAATCAAAAGACTGTAAAGCTCCTTGACCATTGTTTTCAAATGGGTTTTGACCTTCACCAATAAGTATCTCACCATCTAATCCTTCTATTATAAATGAGTTATGCCATGTTTGAAACTGTACTTCTTGAGGAGGTGTTTGTGGTCCTCCAACTTGGAAGTAGTAAATTTTAACAGGTTCGTCAGAGTTTAAATTTAAAGGAAAAACTTGTTCATATAAACCTGGTCCCATAGTATATGTTCCTAATGGAACATCACCTTGAGTTACACCTATAAACGAATTACCCCATCCATCAGCAGCCGCATCAAATATTACTAAGTTATATTCACACACAGGTACTAATTCTTGTTTAGTAGCATCAGGATTATAGTTTATAGAGTTTTCATCCATACAACCCACTATGTGTTCAGTAGCACAAGAGCCATCATCAATAGTAGCTTCAGGATTATATTCAATATAGTTAGAATCTGTACAACCATATATTTCTTCTGTAACATCACAAGCTACACCACTTTGTGGTCCAGAGTATAATACATTATCAAAAGCAGGATCTTCCATCTCCCAAACAACATCACCATTACAATCATAAATTACAATTGTACCATCTACATCACCACCTGATGTTGATCCAGCCATACCGTCTCCATAGGTATCATTTACTATAAGTTCAAAACCAGCGCCTTGATTTACACAAAAACTATAAGTATATGTTTGTCCAATATCGTTAAAGTTATAATCACCAACTTCTGCTTGACCTATTATTCCGCCACTATTCATAATCCAACTAGTTTCATTAGGCCAGTTATCAAATGTTATTTCCATTGTGATTTGATAAGTAGAATCAGTATCACACGTTGTTCCAGAACAAGAACCATCGTCTACGGTTGCCCACGGATTAAATGTTGGTTGAGTAGGGTCCATACAACCTTCTATACAGGAATAAGGCGTATATGGTATAGGATCTGATAAAGATCCGTCAGAAAATTCAACTTGTAAGTAGTGTTCAACACTCCAGTTTGGTGGCATTTGTCCATTACCAGCAAAAACACCAAAGTTATTTGCTTGACCAGCACCGTATTCAAATGGTCCTAAACCTTCAGCCGTTGAATAAAAAACTTTAACAGGTTCAGCATATCCTTCATATTCCCACTCAAATACAATTAATGCTTGACCATTATCTAAACATTGTTGGTAAGCATTTGTTGACGTAAAACCATCAAAAGATGGAGGAGGACAAGCTAATAAATTAACTACAGTTTCATATTGTTCAAAATCAAAAGTAGCATCTAAGTTTAATATTTCACCTTGACAATCATTTGATATTACAACACCAGCATAGTTACCTTGACCATCAGCCCAGCCATCACCCCAACTATCAAAAAGAGATATAGTTAAGTCACCTGAGTTAGCATATACTAGAGTTTCAAAAAACTCACCAGGATTTGTTGGAGCATGATTTACTAATGTATCACCAACTTGATCAACAACTATAAATGATTCTTGAGGACCATAGCTATCAAATTGAACTTGTATATTAAACCAACTATCTTGTGATAAGATAAGTTGTGGTATTAATAATACTAATAAAATTAATTTTCTCATTTTTTATTTTTTTTATTTTTTTTCTTTTTCTTTTTTAACAAATCACCTACGTCTATTGTAATAGATAATGTTAAACCGCCTAATGCTGTTGCGGCTAAATCTTTTGTGTCAAATATATTATTTGGTTGTGTAGAGTCATAAGTTTCTTTTGCAACACCTGCTAGCAACGATGCTAGTATTCCTGCTGCAAAAGCTTTTTTCCTATCTTTTGTTTTGCTATACACATAATCATAACCAACAGAGCTTGATAATATGCCAGCTGCAAAATGCAGTTGTTTGTCTTTTGGTATGTCTTGTGCGTTAGTAATACTCAACGTAAAAAATAATACTACCGCTAGTTTTTTCAATTAATTTATTCTTTTTCTTTTTCTTATAGTTCTTTTTAATTTTTTTCTACCTCCTGATTTTTTAGGCTCATCATCTATACCTAACTCCCAAGCTTGCCAACCACCTAATAAAGCAAAACGCTCCCATAATTCTAAGTCTTGTGACACAGCTGTGTTAACATTGTTAGCTTTTCTCACTAATCTATCAACAGGTACGTTAGTTGCGGCTGATATAACATTAGCACCAGCCATTAATGCTGGGTTATCAATTGCAAAACCTTTTTCACGCATCTCTTCTTTTTGCCATTGGAAAGCTCTACCAGCCTGATTTAATCTTGAAAGCTTAGAAGATATTGGAGGTGATATTCTAGCTAAATCAAAACTAATTTTTTCGTACTTAGGATTTTTCTTTTGTGACTCTTTAATAACTCTAACTATTATGTTTTTACCAACAGAAGTAAAAGCACCAGCTATACCTATACCTCTTAATAACGAGTCTAACATACCGTTAGCAGTGTTTAAATATTTTTCTTTTTCATCTTCTTCATCTTCTATGTTACCAAATCCAATAGCAAATATAGCTTGCTGTAAAGCGTTAAATATTAAGTTCTGTACAAAACCATAGTAAATAATCTTAGATATATTAGTTTTTACATCTCCTCTACGATTTTTAAGGTCAGAAACAGCTTTTTTAATTAATCTTGCATACTGCATAGGTGTATTTGCAAAAGCTAGTATAATTCTACCAAGTGGTCCAGCTTGTTGTTGTGATATACGATCAGGTCTACTTGACTGTTGAGACTCTTCAGCTATTTCTCTAAAATCATTAAACGCTTTTTCTTGCGCTTGTTGATCAGATAAACCTTGTTTTTTATAAGTGTTTATTCTATTTCTATAAAACGTAGCACCACCAGAAGCAATTGCAAAACTATCAGCTATTTGTGTAGGTAAAAATCCTATTTCTAACATTTTAGCCACAACACCTCTTGCACCGCTTTCATTTGCCATATTAGCAATATCAGCTTCGTTTACATTTATTCTTAAACCTCTACGTCTATCAACTAGAAACTCAGAGTTCATTAAACTCATAAAGTCTTTCCAAAACTGTTTTTGGTTAGCATATGCTTTACCAGCTTTAAATATATTGTTATCTGTAAAGTTAACAAAGTTAACAGCGGATATAGTTTGCAGCAATGCTGATCTAGTATTAAAGAACATGATAGTACCAATACTATTAGTTAACCAGTCTGTAACTTTACCTGTCACGCTATCACCAGTAAAACTTCTATTTCTACCGGTTTTCATACGTTGTAGTATACCTTCTAGTGCAACTCTATAAGGTTTGCCGTTTGCAGCTTCTAATTTATTTAAATTCTTTTCAGAAAATATTATATCAACATTTTGTTGCCATTGTTGTAAGTGTTTAGCTCTTTTTGTAGTACCTAAACCTCTCATTATATCTGTAGTCGTAGTACCAGCTAACCAGCCAGATGTTGGAGCAGCATAACCATCATCTTTATTTATAGCTATTAGTTGATCACCAAACACTTTTAATTCAGGTTTATTGTCAATATAATCAGTTAACTCTTTTAAATCAGCTTTACTTAAACCAGGTATGGTCATACCTTGTTTATTCCAAATATAAACTCTTACAGCCTGCTCATTAGTATATATGTCACCAGGTATTTTTTTATTTAAATCTTTTGGTACAACACCTAATTGTTTTTTAAGTGCTTTATAATCTTCCATTAAAGTTATACGCTCTCTTGATATTGCAGACATAGCGCTAGCATAAGGATCAAGCAAGTTCTTTTTATACCAAGCCATTTGACTGTCACCAAGCCTACCTTTTGATAATGTGTTGTATAATAATCCTACAAAATCTTCGGCTGATGGTGGTATAAAAAATGTAAATTTACCTTTATTAGCACCTACAACTTCAGCTTTAGTTTTACCATATTCTTTTTCTGCAGCAATACCTGTTTTAGCTTCTATTATATCATTAAAATCTCTATCAAGCTTTTTAACTCTATCACTATATGCTAACCTAGTTTTTGATTTAACATCAACAACTTCTAATGCTTCTTGTACTGCTTTAACATTTTTATACACATCATCAGTAAAATAAAAATCATTATAACCTTCACCAGCTTTACCTATAACCCAGTTTGCTTTTGCTTGTGGCGTACCATCTTCTAAACCAGTTATATTTTGTAATGGTACTTCTAAACCAATACCTTTTAAAAAATCAAATATAGCTTGCGCGGATGCTTGTGGTCTAGCTGTTAAAACAAATACATCTTTATTACCAAACTTATCAATAGCTTTTTTAAGCTTAGCGGCGAGTGGTCCAGGTTTACCATCAACAACTTTATTAAACTCGCTAAAATCAAACTCAACACCTTGTTCTTCTAATTTACTATGCTGTTTTGCAAACTCAGAAGGTGTTATTTTTTTAGTTTTACCATCAACAGTAACTATAACTTTACTTTTACTAGTAGCTAATGTATCGTCAAAATCAAATATACTAATACCTTTTACAGGCGCGTTTAAGTTTCTAGCGTTGTTTAAAGCTTTATCATAATTGTTTAAATCATTTAATAAACCATCATTATTAATTGCTTTGCTAAATTTTGATTTAGGATTTTTATTAAAAGCTTTTTCTTTATTAGTTTCTATATTTTTATTTGTTGATCTACCAGCAGCATCAACATTAAAAGTTTCTGCAAAAGTTTTACCATCTAAACTTATTATTGAATTAGGGTCTATACCACCTTTTTGAGCATATACAATATCGTTAAAATATCTTTGCCACCAATTACCTTCTATTACACTCCAGTCATCTGGCATACGTCTTTGTAAACTATAACCTTTTTTAGTTCTAGCGCTTTTAAGCTTATCGTCCATAGCCTTATCTAAAACTATCAACTTATAATTTTTAATAATTAAATCATAAGAAGTATTAAAGTTAGAGTCTGATAAAGCGCTATCCATTAAATATAAATAAGCCGCGGTGGCAGGCATAGCGTGTTCAAACTCTATGTTTTCATTTTTACCACCCTCTCTACTTGTTATTTTACTAGAATAACCAGCTATTTGAGCACCAAGCCTGTGCCAAGCTTGAGGATCATTTGCAACTAGTTTTAAATATGTTCCAATACCTCCTGAAATTACACCATCTTTATTTTTAGAAATAACATCATTAAATCGACTCCACATTTCTTTATGTATTACTGCTACATTATTATTCCATTTATCTATATCGCCATTTTTAATACCTTGTTGTATTTTATCTACAAAATTACCTTTTTTACCAAATATTGTAGTGTAGTTTTTAGTTAAAGTCCAATCAACACCTTGTATAGGTTTTCCAAAATTTGTAAAATCTTTACCTATTGTAAATATTTCGTCTTTAAATTTATTATAAGATTCAGCCTCGTTGTCTTTAGACATACTTAAACCATAATTTTTATTAGTATAGGTAAATACGGAGCTAGTTACATTACCATCTTTATCATAGTTAAACCAAAACTCTTTAGGCATTAGAGGTAATAAATCACTTTTAACAAACTCTATAAATTCAGCTCTACCAGTATCGCTTTTAATATTAAATGTAGAGTTTTGACCATATAAATCTAAAAGTTTATCTATACCGTTAGTTTCTAATTCAAACAAACTTCTTATATTTATTATATCCCTAACAGCTTTACTAAATTTTGCTCTAGGATCAACAATAAGTTTTTCAGACACTTTAGCTACATCTTCTTCTACAATATTAGCTCTATTCATAACGCTAGGTACTATATCTCTAAACAAACTAAATGATATAGCGTTTACTAAACCATCTTTTCTAGTTCCTTTAGTACTAGCACCTACATCAAAGAAAAACTTTTTAACTTGTTCTATAGTAGGTTTTTTTCTAGGATATTTTGATGGCCCTTGCTTTTCGTTTTCTACATAAAAATCACCTTCATCAATAGCTTTGTCTATTTGAGCTTGTGTAGTTAATCTAGTAGGTTCATCTGTAAATATTCTATCAGCAGCTGGTGTTCTACGTTCCATTGCTACAAGTGTAGCTATAGGTAGATTTTTACCACCAAATAAAACATTAATATTATCTTCTAAAAACTTATCAAAGTTTTTTAACTTATTTTTAACAGATTTAAATGATTTTTGCTGAGCAGCATCTTTAACAAACGTTTTAAAGTCTTTATCGTTAGTTTCAGGTGTTACACCTTCAACTATTTCAATAGTATTAGCTTCTATTTCATCTTCTATTTTTTGATCAACAAACTGCTCGCCGTCAACTCTTAAACCTTGTTTTAACTCTGATCTCGGAGCTTCTGTAGTTTCTATATCTAAATCAGCTTCATCAGCGATAGGTGTTCTTATAGAACCAGTTTCACCAACTTGAACATCTAAACTACCGGCTTGCTCTCTTCTATATCTATTGACTACATCACCTATTCTAAACTGTTGTAACTCACTAACAACAAAGCCACCTAAATCGTCGTTTGTTTCAGGATTAAATCTTGTTAAACTTCTTTCAAACAATTGTTGTTTAACATCTTCCACGAAGTTGTTTATAGGTTTACCAAATACATTATCACCAGTAACACCAAATTTGTTTAATTGACCTCTAATTAAACCGTTTAACGTAGTACCGACAACTAGATCATTATACACATCACCAATAACTTGACTATCGTATTCTTGTTTAGTGGTTCCTTGTGGTACTAAAGCTTTTATTTGATCACCTACAGGTTTAGATAACTTTACTTCTTCTTGCTCTTCTGGCGCAGATGCTATAACTTGTTGTTTTTCTACTTGTCTTTTAAAGTTTTTAGCAAACCTTAATACATCATTAGAATCACTTAAATCAAACATCCAGCTATACTCACCAAACACATCACCAACAAATCCTCTAACAAAATCTTGAAAACCATACATAGTTTCTATATCAGAAATATCTAATAAACCTAAAACTACAGCGTTCTTAATTTGTTCTAATATTTCTTCAGAATCACCTTCATAAGCATTTAATCTTCTTATTAAAGCATTATAATCGTCTTCTTTTATTTTATTTAATTCTTTCTTTTCATTAAGTACTTTTACAGCTTCTTCTACTGCTTTTTTACTTTTTTCAGTCATTTGACCGTCTTTATCAACAAGTCCGTATGCTCTATTTCTTATGTGTGATAATTCTTCTAGCGGTGCTATCGCGGCGTATTTTGCATCACCTCTAGCACCTTCTAGTATGTTTTTTATTAAAGCTTTTTCATTAATTATAATATTGTTACCTGCTTGAGCAGCGTTTGCCCCTTCACTAAAATTAACTTTTACAGCGTCTATTGTAGCTTGATCTATACCTTTTTCGATTAATTTATTTTCTATAGCTTCAAAATTAGTTAAATTAAAACCTACATTACTACCTGGTTTTATTTCAATTAATTCGCCTTCTGTATATTCAATATATTCACCATTTTCAGGCAACATTATTCTAGCCGCGTCTTTATAAAAATCATACAAACCTAAATGATAAGCGGCATTAGGCCCGGATTTTAACTCAAAACCAAGACTACTAGCATGTTCTTTTAAAATATTATCAATTTTTTTTCTATTTTTAATTTTTTTACTTGATAATAAAGTTTCTAACTTTTCTTGTAAAAACTCATAATCTTTTTGTATTTTTTCAACCTCAGTATCCGCACTAGCACCTGTTTTACCAGCATCAGCTATTCTACCAGCTAGATTTTTTAGCTGTCTCATCTCTCTTTTTATGTCAGCCGCTTCCTCTATTTGATCACCAGTCATTGAGTTTAACTTCTGTATAGAGGTTGCATTCGCAAGTGCTAACTCTTGTAGTATTTCGTTTTTTCTCTTTCTTTTGTCAAGAAGCTCTTGTCCTTCAGAGTTTTTAATATCTACTCTTATATTATCTAATTCTAGTCTTAATTTTCTATTATTTAAAACTTCATCTCTTGTAGCAAATTCTTGAGTTATAGCGTTTATAACGTTTGACGCAACTTTAGGAGCGGTAATAGATCCAATAGTTACAAAGTTATTAGCAAAAAATTCTTTATTTACACCGCTTAGTATACTTTTATTTTCTTTTAAAATAAATATATCAAGAAAGTTTTGACCTGTTAACGTACCAAGCTCTTCAAGTTGTTCAATAGTACCACCTCTTAATAAGACTTTACCACCTTCTTTACCAACATTACCTAATAAATTTAAACTAAAATTAGGTATTTTACCGTAAACTTCTTTTTTAAACTTATTTCTACCATACTTTAAACCATAATTACTAGCTTCTTGTAAAAACTTTAAAGGTAGTCTTTCAAAAGCAGAAGCAATAACACCTGAACCATATGCTGTAAAAGCTTTTTGAGCTAATGAATAACTACTCATTCTTTGTAAATCTTTTATTTGTTGATTTAAGTTTTTTGCTTCAAAACTTTCAGGATCCAAGTTTTTTAATTCTTCATTTAACTCTGGTAATATCTGCAACGCTGTTCTTTGTCCAAGCTCTTTGTCTATAGCGTCACTACCAGTTTCAACACCACCAAAAGTACCTAATGTAGTGTTCATAGCAAACCTATTGTATTTCAAGGTTTTTTTCTTTGCCTCTAAAGTAATTTTACTTTTATAAGCAGGTGACAATACTAGCGACTTAGTTTTACTAGCGGCTTTAGCAAGTATAGATCTACCAACAAGAGCAGTTCCCGCGCCTAAAGTACCTATTAATATTGAAGGACTGTTATTAACAGCGGCTTCCGCAATCCAATCACCATAACCTATATTATTACTACCAATATCATCTAAAGTTATAGGAGCTGGTAAATTAACTTCTCTTCTTTTAGCTAACATCTGGTTATAATCAGTAGCATGGTTTAACGCGTAGCTACCAACCATATCAACCATTTTATCAACTTGACCCTCAGTTAATTCATCTATATAATCTAATCCTCTACTTATTATTTGACCAGGTATACTACCGCCACCAGTTTTTCTAGCAAGTTTTGTTAAAACTTTACTTGTTAAACCAACAAGTTCAGCACCTGATCCTAAAAAAAACTCTTCAAAAACTTGAGATGCTCTAGCGCTTAAGCTATAATCTTTACCTAATGCTTTTGATATTATAGCAGCGTCATTTAACTGGCTATTTTTATTTTTAATATTTTTAAGCATAAAGTCTAAAGACTCGCTTTGTAGTTTTATATCATCAAATCTAGCTGTTAAGTCTGGTTGGTTTTCAGATATAATTTGATTACGTTGGTTTATCAACTCGTTAAATTTTTCTATTCTTACAGGTGAATCAAGCTGAGGATCCATTTTAAAATCACCTTGAGATAATTTTTCTAACTCGCTATCTATATTATTTATTTTATCAGAAAAAACTTTAACTTCATTCTTATATGTTAAGTAATTTTTATTATTTTCTTCAACAGACTTTTTATATAAATTACTTTGATCTTCAATAAATTTATCGCCTTGATCAAAACTTTCAAAACCAGTCATATCACCAACGCTTATTCTATCTGCAACCTCTTTAGGTATATTTCTTCTTAATAGCTCAGCGTTTTTAGTTTTTTGCTCAAATTTATATTTTTCACCTAACGAATCAGTTTGATCATTTTTAACAAGTATACCATCTTCATTAAATAAAACATAGTCATCATACCTGTCTCTATAAAAACTTTTTAAATAATTATCGTATTCTTCATCTGACCTGTATTTTTTTACACCACTAGGTGTTAAAACGTTCTTATCGTCTACATTATTTAAATCAAAATACTCGTTAGCAACGCTAGAGTTTATTTTGTCATTATCTATTTTGTTAATATTAACAATATAATCTTTAGCTTCAATACTAGCTTTTACTTGTAGCTCTTGCTCTTTTTGCTCAGCAATTTCTTCTTGTTTAGCAAGGTATCTAGGATCTCTTTGAGGATCTTCTATACCTTCTTTTTGTAAAGATAAAACAAGATCTCTTAACTCATTTCCGTTAGCCATATTATTTATTTAATTCTTTCAATAAAGAGTCTCTATTTTTAGCATTTGATTGACCTTTAAGCAATGGTAAGCTTAAATAATTAGTATGCTCTAAAAGATCTTCTACGCTTCTTAAATCATATGTTTTACTTTTCTTTATAGGTTCACCAGCATCATCTTCATATTTTTCAAAGTCCGCGTCTATATATTCTATATTCAAACTACCAGCGCTTCCTGTGACATTTGTTATAACTCCTTCTTTAAATCCAGGTATTTTTATTGACTTGTCAATTAATCTTTTTCTATCCTCACCTAACACACCTTCTGTGAAGTAAGATTTTATTTCACTAGCTAATTTAGTAGTGTCTTCTAGTGTAAATGAAGCTTCATCTTCAGGTTTTTGCTCAGTTCTTGCAACTTCAAAAAAGCTAGCGTTTTCTATAGTTTTAGCAACAGCTCTTCCTCTTGAATCATCTCTATCATCAAGAGTATAGTAATCACTACCGTTACTTAACTTAAAATTCTCGTTTAAATAGTCTTTAACTATAGCTTCAGAATATTGTTTTTGTAATAAACTATAACCAGGTGTTTTAGGGTCTGATTCTGTAATTAGTCTTCTATACTTTAAAACGTTAAATTTATCTTCACTTTCATCTGTAGGTAAAGAAAAATTACCACTGTTTATTTGTTCAATTATTTGTCTTCTTGCAGATGGTAATTCGTTACTATTTTTTAAATCAAAAAACTCTGTATTTGAAAAAACATTAGATTTTCTTTCAAAGTTAGCTAAATCACCTTTTTGATAATAAGATCTTTCATTAGTAACTTGAAAAGTTTTATTATTTTTATCTTGAAAAGTTTTACCTGTAAACTCAACAGGGTTAAAATTCATGTTTTTAACAGAATCATAGCCTACCATTATATTACTAGACACATCATACATAGGCTTTAGCTTTGAATCTGTCCAATTTTTATCCGCAGCCTCTAAGTTTATGAACTCTTTAGTATTTACATCTCTAACGCCATGATATTCAACACCATTATAAGTTTCAACATGAGGTTCAAGAGTTCCATTATAAAAACCTTTATTCATGTCATTTATAGTAAAGTTACTTTCTTCTCTTGGATTTGCTCCTGGAAGCTTTAAACCACCAAGCTCATTAGTAGCTAGATAATCTATTTCACCAGGTTTGGTTACTTTGCTATAAATATAAGATAAATTAGAATCTTTTTGCCCAAACGCTTTATTAAAACCATTTAAATTGTTTGATAATTTTCGCTCTTCTACACTACCAGGCAATGCGTTAACAGCTGCTTGTGCCATGTTAGGTAGACTGTATTCACCGCTACCTGCTTCCCATATTCTTAAAAAATTTTTACTAGATACTTCATCTACAGAATAATTGATAATGTTACCTTGCTCGTCTTTTTCACTAAAAAAAGCATTTTGTTCAGTAGCATCTTCTTTGGCTAAAGTAATAGGATCTATTTTAATTATTTTTGGATCTTTTTTTGTTTTTTGCTCAGGTACTCTAAAAGTAGAAGCCATACCTCTACCAAAAGCAGTGTAATCTTCTATGCCTAGTCTAGGATTTGTGTAAGATCCACCTGTAGTTGTTCTAGCGCCGCTACCTAAATTAGCGCTTATTTGATTTGTTCTTCTCGATGCCATTTTAAAATTTTTTTAAATTAAAGGTTGCCCGAATAGCTAATTCTACGTTGCTCCTGTTGTCCAAAATTAGTTTGAAGATTTTTCATAAAACTACCCTCACCTGTGTTCGGGCCAATAAGACCACCTAAACCTATTGTTGCCGCGCTACCTACTGCTTGACCTATCATTTGTGAGCTTTGTGCTCCGTATGCTGCTGCTTGTTGACTGTAAGAGCTTTCTAAACTAGCTTGTCTATCTAACTGTTGCATTTCTCTAGCTTCTTGTGCTTGAAACTGTCTGACCTGAGCTTGTTGTCTCATTTGTGCGGCTTGTACTTCACCCTGTGCTCTTAACTGTGCGTTTCTGGCCTCTTGTTGTTCTATTTGAGCTGAAACACCTCTTTTGCTTTGTGCAGCTGCTCTAGCAAGCGCAGTAGCTCCACCAGCACCCGCACCTGTAGCTCTTAGTGTATCTAGTGTACTAGCTAAAGATATATCAACTTGTTCAGCTTGTATTTCAGATGCTCTAGTTGCTACCTGTAAATTAGAGTAAGGATTTTCAAACTCTTGACCAAAAGTAGGTATATCTTGTCTATTAGCTTCTAATTCCATACGTTGTCCAGCGGCTGCTCTTTCTTGTCTAGCAGCTCTTCTTTTAGCAGCACCAGCAGATACACCGCCAAATATACCGGTAAGCGCGCTAACGCCTGCTGATATTAAAAGCCCAGTACTTACTGGTTCTGCAAAAGCTGGTATTGTTACAAAGAACAAACCTAAAAACAAATATAATTTTTCTTTCATAATTATTGTGATGAATATACAGTTTCACTGTTTACAGCGTAAAGCTCACCTTTACTTACAGCTGAAGCTATTGCTTCATCTGGTTTCCAGTACTGCATTTTTACTTTATTAAAATATCCTTTTATTCCTGATAAATCAACACCTACTATTTGATTTAAAGCAGTTGTTGTTGTGTTATTTCTTATATGACCGTAATACTTGTTTTCTTTATTTACAAAGTTAACAGGTATTGATAAAGATGATACAGTTGTATCACTACTTAAAACAGGGTATGCAACATGCATGTCTGTTTGTGCTGAGGCCATTTTCCAACCTGTAGTACCTTCATACTCTACAGTGTGAAAGTTTTTAACAGTACTTGGCTGGTCATTAAATACAAATTCTATATTAGCTGGATCATTATATGTACTAGTATAAAACTTACATCTTTGAACAGTATCGCTATAATGTTGGTATATATCTTGATTATTATAAGTATAAAACTCGTTACTTAAACTAAAACCAAATGTAGGTTTATAAGTGTAAAATGATACCCAACCTTTAGATGCTTCGTCATATGATAATGTAGCATAAGTGTCTTTAGTTGAAGATATAGAACCATCTGCAGAACCATATTCAAATAAATATGTTGAAGCTTCTGTTTCGTTTTGTAATGATACTACGTATTTATTTTTTTGCTCGTCATACATACCGTATATACGTTTTGTATTAGGTAGGTTATCTCTAAAAAAACTACGCATACCAGCATCAGATATAGGCGTCAAACCATCTTGTGACAACCTCATTATAGTACCTCTGTTTCTATCAGCAAAGTATTTTCTACCGCCGTGCACCGCAAAGCTTTCAGGGTTTTTACATATACCGTATTTACCACCAAAAGATCCTATTTGACCTATAACTACTTTTGATGAAGTTGTTAATGGTTGTCCTTCAGCTGTAAATATAGCGTCTTTATCTATTAATGCTCTACTAACTTTATTTTCTTGAAATATAATCAAGTTTGTATCTTCAGCATATAACTTTTGTATGCTACCGTTTTGTATATCAACAGCTTTTGTTATGCTTTCACCAATAGAAAACTGATTTGTTTCGTTTACTTGTGTTTTAGCATTGAATATACCAGAGTGTATTAAAGCATTTGTTCTAACTCTTGAAGCGTAATTATCGTCAACAATGTGAGCTTTAACGCCATAATCTGTAGATATACCATTATACTCACCTTTTATCCTTGACTCTTCAATATGAAAAATACCAGGCTTATTTACTGAAGATGTACCTCCACCTGCTAGTATAAATGTATTAAAGTATGAAACTTCTATTTGTTTTAAGCCAGGTATATCAATTAAGTTACCAGAACCTGGATCAAAATCATTTAAATCTTTTATTAAACCACTGGTTGACGACTCGTAAAAAATATCTAAATTAGATTTAACTGGATCTGTTTCTAAAACAGTTAAACCAGTTGATACAGCTATGGGTTTTTCTTCTATGTTTTGTATAACTAAAGTTTGATTAGCTATAAAATCTAAATCATGAGATAATTTAATTTTTTGAAAATACTTTATTTCACCATCAATAACTCTAGATTTTGTTTCTACAGACTCTATTAATATTGGATCATATAAACCCATCATTTGATTACCACCATCTGTTGGAGTATAAATACCTAATTCTATTAATTTTTCTTTAGTTCCAGAAGGAAAAACTCTTCTATCACAGTGTATAGACATTCTAGTTCCAGCTTCATTAAATTCTATTTTTTCTACAATAGGTCTTCTGACTGTAGTTTCATCACCGTGTTCTACAGTAGTAGCGGTTGTAAAAATAAAACCAGTTGATTCAAAATCTGAAACACTAGCAATACCAAAGTATCTAAATCTAGCAGCAGATTCTGGACTATCATCTTCATTAGAAGATCTATAATCAATAAATTGACCAACAGCTGCTTTTGTCATGTTGCTAATAAAAGCAGAACCATCTTCTATAACAGTTTTACCTTCCCAGTCATCTTGTTCGTCATTATCTATTCTAATTTTTTGAACAAGTTTACCTAATCTAACAGGTTCAATAGTTCCACCACTTGATAACGCGGTGCTAAATCCAGCTTCTGATATTTGTTGCCCAACTCTAATAAAAGGATTTATAACATTACCATCTCCAACTAGAACGTAAGAATTATCATCTTCGTTTGATTCAAAAATAGGAACAGTTATTTTATATAAAACCCTATTATTCTCACTGTTATTTAGTGATTTAACCTGTGCTAGTAAAGGATTACGCTTTGCCATAACAAAATCATGAACACGATCTTTATCTCTATCACCTTGCGTTAGTATACCTTGTTCTCTAGCGGTACCAACAGTCATAACCTCTACAGGATCTTGGTCTTGACCCATTACAGATAAATTATCTCCTTCAACAGAAGATTTTACAACTTTAGGAAATAACTTAGTATCTGATCCGGCAACATTTTCTGTTACATCACCTACTTCTGTTACATCTCTAGGTACTTTATTTATATTATCACCATATAGACTTATCCAAGAAAAACCTAAAACATCATCATGACTATTAGATTCATTATTCCAGTGATCAGCAGGGTGATTAGTATATACATTATAATACTCTTGCTCTTGTTGTTTTACAACTACTTTGTAAGAATACCAACCATAAGGGTTATAGTATTCATCATTTACATCTCCATTGTAAACCTCTTTAAAAGGTATAATTTTATTTTCGTTAAACTTTATAACAAGGGTTTGACCTACAGCCACTTGATGAATAGACCAGCTATAAAACTTATTACCAGTACCAGCTTCAGTGTATAATTCAGATAAATCACTTGTTTTATAATCTACTTTTATAGTATCTATTTCTTCAGGAATAACTATATTAGGATCAAGATCTTGTTGGCTAGCTGTTGATAATACAACAGGTGATTTTCTACCAAACTTATCAGCCAATATAATACCAACTTGATATTCTCTTGCTTGTTTTATAGAGTGATTTTTATAAACATTGTTATTGTTTTCTTTTCTTACATAACCACTAGGAGTAAACATAGATCTATTATGTTCTATATCACCTTTACTACCTATTCTTATTACATAATTTAGACCTGTTTTACCGTTATCGTCTTTTGGCAAATCGTAGTTTTCTGTAAAATTACCGTATATAATTCTGTTACCAGATATTTCTTGAGCTTGCGCTCTTAGTGGTACTTGATCAAATACTCTTGTAATTTGTTTATCTTCTAATATTTTATAAGGTTGTTCTGATCTGTAAGTGTGCTTATAAACTTTTCTATAATAAACATCAGTGCCATTAGGTGATAAGCTATAATTTTCAACGTTACTTGTAAAGTCTTGCAAAGTACCACCTCTTTCATCTACTACATCTATTTCTTTAATAACTTTTACAACATCTTGATCAGATTCTTTTATTAAAATTTCTATTTTAGATATACGTAGTTCGTTGTCCCAGTTTGCACCAGCATCTGTTTCTGCATCTTCACCAGGTAAAGGCACTCTAATTTCTACTTTATTGTAATGGTTTTTCATTACATCTACTATAGTTTTAGAATAAACGTCTTGGTTATCTGTTTTTTCTCTGTCTGTAGTTAATACAGAGTCTATTAAACCATCACTTAAAGGTTTAAAAACTATTTGCGTAAACGGTGCTATAGTAGTATATTCACCATCTTCATATTTATATCTATATGAAAATCTAACAAATTTATCTTTTAAGTAATCAGACGTAACATCTTCGTCGCGTGTTAATGTAACACCATCAGCAGCGCCTGTTGAATCGTGTAATATTGGTGCTAAATAAGGAGCTACTTTAGCTACGGATATTTGTTTTTCATTTACATAATACCTAGGGTCAGCTATTGCTTTTGTTACGTTTATTTTTCTTGGTTGATTATAATTGTCTGTCCAAAACAGCAAATCATCTATTAAGTTAACACCTGTAATTAAATGATCTTTGCTGAAGTTTAAAAAATGACCACTAACTAATAACTTAGCACTAGTTTCAGAGCCGTTTAAATCACCCATTATTATACCACAAGTATTAGTTGATTGCGCTCTAGACATATTTCTTATATCACCATCGTCACCAGTAAAATTTGTAACAAACCAAAAAGCTCTTTTATTTAAAGTATCTGCAAAGTAACCAATAGTTTCTATAGTAGAGTCTTCTCTTAAAAAAGCACTACTTAAAATCTTAGCGTTACCTTGTATGTTTTCTACAGCGCCTACATCAGAGTTTTCTGATTGTGTAATTAATATATTTTGTGCTTCACGATATTCACCTTTTGGCACTAGCCTTTCATCAAGGTCTTTATTCATTTTACCTTTTAGAAAGCTATTTTGAATTTTAGGCATATATTAATTTTTTATATGTTTACTTTTTCCTCTCATTACTTGAGATATTTCCTCAAGATTTATTTTAGATAATCTTAACTTAGCGTTTCTTAAAGCTGCTCTTCTTTCTTTTTTATATCTTTGTACTATATATTCTGGAATATTTCTTTTAGTTGCTAATACGTTAAAAGCTACATGCTTGTATAAAGCTTCTTCAGCAAATTTATGCACTTTCATTTCAGCGTCAGTACCTAAACTATCTGATACATATTCTAAAACAATAACTTTACCAGATAAATCACTACTAAAAGCAAAGCTACCTGTAGCTTCATCTATAGTAAAATAACCGTTTATTTGTTGATGCTCAGGTTCTAAACCATATCTTCTACCAAAGTTTTCATCTAAATGATTGTCTTTACCTATAAAGTAATCACTCTCTCTATTTAAATTACCAGTTATATTGTCTGTATCAAAATCTTGCCATCTTTCGTTGGTCAAAGGAGTTGTTTTTAACAATGTACCGTCATTATTAAATAAATACTCGTAATTATTATCTTGAGCTGGTGCTTCTGTAGGATTTATAGTCAACCTAGTAGGATATATAATCCTTTTTATACCGTCTGTACCTATATATGATAGTTTTACATAACTAACATAATCTTGAGGCATAGGCATTGTTAAAGAAGGACTAAGTTCTATTTCTTGTGATTTTACAGTTTTTAACACATCATAGCTAAACTCTTGTAAACCTCTTTTTGCATGAAACAAAACATCAGATTTAGCAACGCTATTTATTAATTTACCGTTACCTACATAAGCAACCATAAAATTATTCACAACATCTGATAATGAAGAATATCTGTAACCTCCAAACTCATGGTCTACTAATTCAACTCTAAGAGAACCATCTGTATTTAGTTCAGATAATTCATCAAAAGCTTGGTCACCATCACCACCTGCTTCACCAGATGTTAATATTGTTAATACACCATCTACTACAGTAAAATCAAATACTTCTCTATCAGTAAAATCAGTACTACCAGACTCAACATAAACTCTTATGTCAGATGCTACTAAATCACTACCGTGCTCTGTTTGTATGTTAGTTAGTGAATACGTGTAAGCAGGAGAGTTTGAATCTATACCACTAATATAAAATAACTGACTACCAGTGTAATATGTTTCTTGTGTTCTATTGTCTAATAATCCCATTTATTATGAATTTTCTAGTTGTATTTTTTGTGTTGTTTCTGCTGTAGCACCTTGTATAACAGAAGGATCTTTTATAACCACACCTGTATATCTTAGTATTTCTAACACTAAATCAACTTCGCTTGAAGGATGTAGTGTAAAATCTGTAGAACCAGTTGCGTCATATGTTAAAGCTCCATTAGCATCAACTGTTGAGTCCCAAACAGGATCACTAGGCACTGATACATAATCCATACGTACACTTGTAAAACTGCTAGGATTAACTGTTATAGTACCACCTGTTATATAATATATTGGAAATGTTGTTGACGGCGCTGTCAACGGTGAAGATAATAAAAAGTTTAGTTTTGATTTTTCTACTCTTTCTATATTTGTTAGCATTGTTTTTTCTACAGATACATTTATAATGTTATAAAATGTAGGTAAAGTTCCTATGCCACTTGTAAGTGAAATACTTTCTGAACTGTAAAAAGGATCTATACGATCTTGTATTTTTTTAGGTATATCAGCATAGCCATCACCAGTTCTACCAGCTGATTCTCTTAGCACAGCTCTGTTGTAGTCGTGAAAAGCTTTATCTAATAAATCAAGTTGAGCTTGAGAAGCTATTTTAGAAAACTCATCTGGTGTTAAAAAACCTCTGGATTCTTTGTTTAGTATAGCTAATACTTTTCTATATACTCTATCTACTGATATTGCCATTTTTATATATTGTTATAATCACTGGCCCTAATTAAAGGGCCGTGATCATTAGTTGTTAGTTTATTCTTTTTTGAATTGACTTGTAAACTTCAACACCTTCATCTGTTTTTAACCACGCAGCAAAAGCTGAGTAAGGGTTTTCGTCAAAAGGTACTTCCATTAGTTTTCTACCAGTTGATCCCCAAGTAAAATTTCTTTGGTCTTGTGATAATTTTATAACACCCATTTCATTAGCTTTAATAGCTAAGTTTCTAAGTATTACATTTTCATCATTTACAAGATCTAAGAATAATAATGGGTTGTTTTTTGCAAATAGATATAAATCTCTTTTTAATTCTGCAGAACTCATTTTATCAACTGAAGAGCCTTTTTCAACTCTTAGTATTGCTTCAGCTTGATCAATGTCAATTGAAACAGCTGTGTTTAAAGCTTCCATTTCAGTTTCTATACTTATAAGATCTTCTTTAGCTTCAGCTACTTGATCTTTTTCAAAGTAAGCATATTCTTTTTTAGGGTGATACAAAGATAATAATTTTTGTAACGCTTGGTTTCTTTTTGAAACAAACAAACCTCCGTTTTCAAATATAATGTGTTCTAGTATTGCATTGTCATCTTGTTCATCAACAAAGACAGACTCTTGATTACTAGCATATCTCATTTCTCTATTAATACGTTTATCTTCGTCCCACCATAATAAAGGTTTTTTTCTTGTAGATTTAGACTGTAAAACGTAAGTTAGAGGATTACCTCTACCTTTTAATAAATACATTCTGTCTTTAATTTCCCATTTAGGGCTTTGAGATTCTACTGTCTCAACCTTTTCTTTTTTAGCCTTTTTAGGCTTTTGAACTTTCGTTTCCATAATATAATATAATTAAATAGTTAAAAAATAAAGGGCTAGGCGCCGAAGCGCCTATTCCTTTAATTATTGATTGACTTATGAGTCGTGTGTTATTGCACATCCTGTGATATCTGAATCAGCAAATACTGAATTCAAAGCGTCACAAACAACGATAAGACCGCTATTGTCATCAAAACTTGCAGCGTTAATAGCTTTAGTAATTGATTCGATAACTTTCTTATGTTTTGCAGATGTAATTACCAAGCTAACTGTATCAATTTCAGTTGTCGCGCCAGGTCCTGTAACAGCAGACACAAACTTCATTGCTACTGAAACAGCATCACTTGCATCAACACTAAATCCTAAAAAAGAACTTAGAGGATAACAAGCCATGTCAGCGGCAGCATCGATAGTGTCTCCATCTGTAAAAAATAAATATTTATCCATTTTGTTTAGTTTTTAAAGGTTATTAATTATGATTCTTTCAATAGAACAAAGTTATTAGCACCTTGTACTACTAAACATCTTTCAGATAAATAGTGTACTTCCATGATATCATCTCCAATATAAGAAGCAGATCCAACAGAACCAGTAACCCAAGATTTCATTCTTCTGTCATCAGTTTGTGAAGCTCTATATCTTACATGTAAGAAAGGTCTTTTAATGTTTTTACCCATTGATTGGTCATAAACACTAGAAGTACCAGCAGGAACTAAAATTCCAGAGATATCTCCAAAACCGCCTCTACCAGCAGCATCATTTAGGTATTTCCAGTCAGACTTATAGAAGTCATAAGAACCTCTTCTAAATCCAGAGAAACCTAAATTAAGCGCCATATCAGCACTGTTAGAAAATACTCCAAAAGAAGCACCACCTTGGTAATTAGCATTTAACCCAGCAACCATATCATCGATTGTAAGAGCTAATGATCTATTTACGTAAAGCATGTTTTCTTCAATTGCTCCTTGCTTATCAAGATTTTTAAGAACTAAATCGAAGTCAGCTAAAGAAGCTAGATCTTCAAAGATATTTCCTCTTGAAGTTACAGCAGCAAATAAACCTTCAGAACCATTAACGTTACTAACGTGGTCAGCAACACCAGAAGAAGCTTCAGTAAGCTCAGCTTCAATCATCATAGACTCTAGGTAATCTTCAAATCTCATTCTAGTTTCACCAGCAGATTTTAAGTACCAAGAATATCCTGAAGCACCACTTTCATCAGTAGTTTCAACCCAACCAATTTGAGCAGTATCAGAACCATCAATCTTAAAGTGATCTTTAATAATTAAAGGTCTGTTGTTATACTGAGTAAATTGAGGCTTAAGCTCACCTGACATAGAAGCAGAACCTTTAGCAAATTCAGAACCGTAAACGAATATGTTTACTTTATCAGCATCAGCAAAAGTAACTTCACCAGAGTTAAGTTCATCTTGAGTATAAGGTTTAAGTGTAAAAGTTTGACTACTTACAGCAGAAACGTAGCACTTAAGAGTTTTAAGTCCAGTTGCAGCGTCAGTAATTAACGCTGTGTTACCTACTCTCATAGAGTTACTTAAAGCACTTCCTAAGGTACAAAGACCAGAAGCAGCAGTAGTAACAACTACAGTTGAGTTAGCAGTAACGTCATCATTTCTATAAGCAATATGTAATCTGTTTTGCTCAGACCAAATTACTTGATCAGAACTCATAGGCATTTCAGCCCCTACCATTTGTAAAAATCCACTAATTGAACGATTTCCGTATCTTTCGATTTCTTGTTCGTACAATTCTGGTAGATATTGTTGCGCCCAACCAGCTGTAGTTGATGATGTAAAATCAATATAATTTTGATCACTTACAGTAGGAGAAGGCATAGGAGATAGAGAGTATGAACCCGCTAATCCTAAAGACGTATTAAATCCCATTTTGTTTTAATTTTAAGTTGTTATTTATTTCTAATTTTAAATTTCAAACCAGAACTATTATCACCATCTAATACTTTAAACTTTAAACCACCAGCATCAATAGAAGGTGCAGCTGTTTTTCTAGGAGACATATCAATGTTTTTAGCACTAATACTACTCTCTTTTATTGCATCTGCTTTACCTTGATCGTAGAAATGTTTAACAATTCTGTCGATATTTTTACCAGCGTATAAAGCTTTGTGGTATCCTTTTGCATCTTGCATCATATTATTATCGTCAAGAAACTCTCTTACGAAATTGCTTATGTCGCTTTGATAACCTTTAACATCTTGAACATTGTTCACATTATATCTATAAGTCTTATCTCCAACATTAAAATCAAAACCTTTGAAGTTATTGTTAAAAACATTATCAGTAGATTTCTGAAAACGCTCTAGCTGTTGTTTTTGAATCTCACTATTAGTAGTTTGTTCTTGTTTGTATTTATCGTAAAAGTCTACTGCCTCTTTCTGCTCGCTGGTCAACTTAGAACCCAACTTGACTTCTTTGTAATACTGATCCTTCAGGCCAGTAAGGTGCTTTCGAGCTTTTACAATTTCTTCTTTGAAAGCCAATTTTTTCTTTTTTATATCTCTTGGCTCATCAATTTCCTCATCAAACTGAAAGTTGTCTTCAATTAAGAAGTTTAATTCTTCCATATTTAGATGTGGTTTAGTATTTTTATAGTACTCCATTAATAGAGCACTGTCATCTATATCTGAATAATCAGCGTTTAATCTAGCGTAATCTTGTAAACTACCACCTGTATCTTCCATAAACTTAACTAAATCTTGTAAGTTTTCTGGAACTACAACTTGTGGTTCTTGTTTAACTTCAGGAGTAGGTTCCTCTACAACTAAATTTTCTTGTTGCTTTTCTTCTTCAGCTAATTGTTCTTGTGAAACTTCTTCAAGTATTACCTCTTCTTTTTCTTTAGCTTCTTCGGCAGGCTTTTCAGCTTGCTCTTTTTTGTTTTCTTCAGAAACTTCTTTGCCAGCGTCGGATTCGTCGCGTACAGAAACCTCATCTGTGCTTTGCTCTTGAACGGGCTCATTTTTCTTTTTTAATTTAATCTTAAAATCTCCGCCTTCTTCAACAACTCTGTGTTGAACTTTAGGCGCTTCTTGTTTTTGTTCCTCAACGTTTTGTTCAACAGCTACTTGTTCTGTTTTAACTTCTTGAAGAACTTCTTCTTGTTTTTCAGCGTTTGCCATAATAAAATATTATATAATTAGTAAATTACCTAGGTTCAAATTGTTCTAGGCCAAAACCTTCTAAATTATCAAATCCAGCAGATTCAAAGTTTTTAGGAGCTTTATCTTTTTTTCTTTGATCAATTAACTCGCTTTGTTGAGTTGCTTGTATCTTAGTTCTTTCGTCTTTACGATCTTCTTTTTGTCTTTCTCTTTCTTTTAAAACATTTGACTCAGCTTGTCTTAACTGTAAGTTCATGTTAAACTCTATTTCCATAAGCTCTTTTTTAAGTTGAGCTTCTCTTTCAAGTTTTTGCATTTCAAGTTGTGATTTAACTTGTAGCATCTGAGATTCAGTTTGCGCTAATGCTTGTTGTTTTTGCATTTCAGCAGCGGCAGCTCTTTCAGAAGCAGCAGCGTTAGCTTGTGCTTGAGCTTGTATATTTTGTTGAGCTATTTGTTGATCTAAAACTTGTTTCTTTTTTCTTCTTATTTTAAGTAATTGATTAGCTAGTTTTATATTTCTAACTTCTCTAACATCAATAGCGTCTTCTAAATTTATACTGTTTTGCTGTAAAGCCATTTGTATATTATTCTCTAGTCTTTGCTTTTCTTCTTCATCAGGCGCTAGCTCTAAGAATATACCAAAATCATGTAGTGTAAGCTAGCCATTTCTTCTAATGTACCAACATTAAATTTACCTAATGATTTTATAAATGATTCCCTTGTAGGTGAATATTCTATAACGTCTGATATTCTCATTGCTATACACTCTGCAGTAGATAAAGTTATATACAAACTAGACTGTAATAAATGTCTTGTAGCTGTGTTACTATTAGCAGCTGCTAACTTTTGTATACCAACTAATGCGTTTTTATCTGGCATACTACCATCTCTAGCTTCATTTAAACCAGTTACATCACGCATCATTTGTAAATAGTAATTATAAGTTTGTATTAAACTTTGTATCTTACCACCTTTAGAACTAGTATTTAATTCTTGAATAGGTCTATTACCTCTATTCATATCACCATCTTGCGTCATTGATCTACCTATAACAGAACCTGTTTGGAAGAACATATTTAATGCTTCCGCAGGATTATAATTAGTACCATTACCAAGATCTATCTCAGCTAAAGCATCTGCATCTAAATAAACACCATCTGGCACCATTTTAGACATCACTTGTTGAAGCTTTAAATGAGTTATTTGTATCATATCTGCAAAACCAGTTATTCGTCCTACTAATGATTCTATTCTACCTTCATACATTTTAGGAGCACATATACTATAGCTCATAACAGCTTTTGTTGTATCTGCCTTAGGTCTTATCATGTTCTTTTTTAATTCCCATTTAAGAATTTTATCATAGCCACTACCTAATATTTTAGCTCCTTCATATACAACTTCTATTACTCTTTCAACTTTTTCAAAGTCTTCATTTTTAGGTGGATTAAAGCTACTATCTTTTTTTATAGCTCTACTACCACCTGTAGAAGTTTTCTTAACCTTATATACTTCACTCATATAAGTTTTGTATTCAAAATATAAAATACTTATAGAGTTGTTTTCATCGTTCTTTTTATTATAACTAGTTTTATTTGAGTAAGAGCTGCTACTAGTTATATATTGCTCTAATTCTTCATCTGTTATTTCAGGAAACTCTTTTTTAAGCTCATTAGCATACACTTGTTTTACTTCACCAACATAATATATATCATCAAAATAAGGTGAGTCAGTATAAGAATAAACTAAATTAGCTGGATCTACATAATCAATTTTAATACCTTCTGATTTATTAAAAGAGTTTTTAACAGCACCAATACCTAATACAACTAAATCATTATTTACTCTTTTAGATAAATACTCGTATTTGTTTTTATCAAAAATACTATTTATAGCTTCTTCTTCTGCTATTTCAATGCTTTGCTTATAATCAAGTTGCATGTGCAACTCTAGCTCTTCACTAGTTTCAGGTAGTTTTGTTTGATCTGTTTTATACATATCAATACCAAACTGACTAGCTACTTGATCATTAAAACCTTTTGCTTGCATGTCTGAAACTATATTACTAACGTAATCAGTTCTTTCTTTAATAGCAGCTGGATCTTGTGAGTATGCTTTAATATCATAAGATCTATCAGCCATACCGTTAACAACTATATCTACAAACTTTGGTATAATTGGAACTGGTTTCCAGTCTAAATTAAGATATGACAAATCACCATTAATAGATAATTCATCTTTATATTTTTTAATTGACTGCTCACCTCTTGAATATAGTCTCAATGAGTGAAAAGATTGTTTGTATGTATTATATCTATTAGAGTTGTCATTTTTATTAAACCACTCGTGCTCTATAGCAGAACCTACTCTAGAGCCATATTCTAAACTCATCTTCTCCACATCGCTAACAGCTTGACTAGGGAAATAGGTTTTGATACCTTTTTTAATCATCTTTATATTATTTGTGATCTTACACCTTTATTATCGTATCTTTTAATACCAAGATCTATTGATTTTATTTTTCTTTCTTGAGTTGGTTTATATAGGTTTTTATTACAAGCCATTAAAGCTAAACCAGAACTTATTGACGCATCAAATTTAGTTCTATTGTTTATATCAAATTTAGCCCAGTCTTCTAACGTTCTTTGAAAATACATATCACCGTAACTATCACTCAATTGTCCTACGTAATTTTCAATATAACTTTCTATAGCAGCAGCATGTGCTTGCTTAATATCTTCACTTGAATTAGGTATACCACCTATTTCTTTTTCTGTAACTGATAGTTTATTGTAAACTTTATCAGGTCTGTTCATAGAATATCCTCTGTAACCTCTACGTTTTAAGTAATACAATAATCTAGGTTTATTATTTTCACATAGTATTGGCATACCATAAAAAACTAAAGCCATTAAAACATCTTCAAAAAATATCTCAGCTGTTTGTGGTCTAGCTACGTATTCTAAAAAAACTCTATTAGGTGGCGCGTTTTCCATGCTAAACTTAGTAACACCGTGCAAAGCACCATTAGAACCTAATCTATCTACTGTTCCTGATATGTCATAAGAGTCACATCCAAATGCTCCTACGTGTTCGTTACCAGGATACTTAATACCATTTTTAGTTATTACTCTGTTTTGTAAACTAATTTCAGGCACCCAACTAATTTTAAACCTACCGTTATTGCTTGGCATAAATTCTACAGCAGTATCTTTTATACCACTTTTCCACTGAAAACTACCTTTTGTTACAAGGCCAGACATTTTAACTTCTTCGTTGTAATCTATTTGTTGGTAGATTTTAGTTAGATTAAATAAACTTTGTTTTGTTTCATCTCTAAAAGCATGTTGCTCTGTGCGAGGAAACTGTCTGTAATATTCATTTAAAGCATCTTGATCAGACTTTAAACCTTCAACTTCATTATTCCAATAATCTATTACTCCATCTGTAATTTCATCTCCATAAGGTCCAATAATTTTCTTTCCTGGATTTTCGAATACAGGTAATCCATGAGAATCAATGTATCCTTCGTAGTTCCATTCCATAGGTATGAACAAACTATATAGTCCTGAGCGAGTCTGTCCATTGGCGTTTCTTTTTCTAACATCTGAGTCATAATACAGTTTTTTAAAGTTATCACCACCTTTGTTAAGCGCGTTAGATGTTGATCCCATCATGCACTTACCTATTATTTTACTACCTAACCTTAGTGTGGTTTTCGTGACCCTCCAGTTGTTGAGGATGTTGTTGGGCCTTTCCCACTTCCCCGACTCATCATGTACGAGGAGTTTGAGTTTCTCCCCATCGTAGGAGTTATCACCGGTGTTCTTCCAATCGATGGTCGTGTCAAGTCCCTTGAGATCCTGTAATGCTTCATCGGCCGAGGCGGAGGAGGCGGAGGAGGTGGAGGTAAGTTTACGACGGGTGAACTTACTTGCGGGGACACGGTAGGCAAGTTCGGTTTTTGGACGGTCCATTCCGTCCTGGGTCGGTTTGAAAAAGAATGGGTAATTGACGGATATGGGTACCACCTTATCGGTGAACATACTCTTCGCGTCAGGTCCGGACTTGGATAATATACCATACCTACTGTCACTTGATATGGTTGCCAAGTTGACAACCTCTCCGCTTGCCATGAAAGAAAACCCGGAACGCCTGTTCTTAAGGTAACACATCCCAAAGGATCGTGAATCTGCCTTACAAGCTTCCCAGAAAATAAAGAATAATCTATTTGACTCCCTAAAGTTTGGTGCCCCAACATCAATCTTGGACCACTGCAAGTACATGTAATGAGTACCAGTAATGTAAGTAGGAATATCTTTGTTATAAAACCAAAAACCTTCCTCCCTACGGGTAAACTCATTATCGATGTAATCATACCACTCTTCTTTAAATTCTTCTGGATATTGTTTAAAATCAAAAACTGTTTTAATTCTTGATAAAGCTTTTGGATAATCAAACTTACTCCATTTATTATCTTCAAACTTATAAATATTTTTTTGTTTAGGTAAAGCTATTTTTAAATTTTGTATTTCATACACCTCACCTATTTCACCTGTTCTACTTATAACTACAAAGTCGTGTTCTTTATTATAACCGTACTCCCATTTTTTATACCTATTTTTTTTAGCTAAAACTTTAGGTTTAACATAATCAGTAAGTACTTTTATTAAATCTTGCTCGTACATTATTTAGACCTTCCTTCTGCAAAACCTTTAAAAGTTTTTTCTTTTTTAACTTCTTTAGGTTTTTCGTTTAACATATCTTCTTCTTCTTGTATACGTTTAAGTATTTCAAAAGCATCAAATATTGCTAGTTTTTTTGTAGCAGCTGCGTTTTTTAATCTGTCAGCACTGATGTCATCTTCTGAGTCTACAATAGGTTCTTTAGCAACTTTAATAAGTTCGTCCACAGCCACTTGCCCAGCTTGGATTATATTCAACTTCGTCTCCTTTGTATTCATATTTAATTGTAATATCATTAGTTCGCATACGGTATAATCTGTCATTATCTATAACAAATTCATACTCGCTGCTTGGGCTGAACCCAACAAGGCTCCCCTCGTTCACTTTAAAAGCATTTAAGGAACTATTACCATATTTTAGTATACCAACACGAGGACGTTCTTTTTGAACAGTTACAAGTTGTTTTTTATTTTCAACTATAGGTTTAACAAAACAAAAATCAAATGGTGCCTTCCACTCATTATCTTGTTTATATAAAAATATTTGATCATAAAAACAAAAATATAAATCTTCTTTGAAATATGATGAACTGTTTTTTTCAATACCTCTTACGTCATAAAACCTTCTAAAAACATTATGGTGTACAATTACTTCATCACCTATTTTTATATTTGTTTTACCTATTTTTGGTATTGATTTTACAACACCTACTCTATTAACGTACTTATGATCGTCCATCGTAGTATTAATAATAAGTTTTTTACCATCAATATCTACCTCGTTATCGTATCTACCGTTTTTTGGTTCTACTATAAAGCTAAATAAACTTTGCATTAGTATTCTAAATTATATTCGATTGAAATAGCCATGTTAGAATTAAATTTTTTCCAAGGTATGGTTTCACTTTCTTTTTCAATATATATATTATATGAGTTATCTTTTTGATCAAATAATATATTAGATATACAATGTCCTCCGTAGACCTGTTGACCTACGGAGTAGTGCATTGCTTCATTTTTATAGTCAGTTCCTATGCTTATTTTTCTAATTAACTTAGCCATAGGAATTGATTTTATTTTTCTTCTACTTCTTCTTTTTCTTCTTCTACTTCAACAACTTCGTAAGAACCATCTTCAAGATTAATATTAATCTTACCGTATTCTTTTTCTAACTCGTCAGCAGTTTCTTTAGTTTTCTCCATTACATTATTTAAAGCATGTAATAGTTCGTGTTTCTGTGCTTCTACAGCACCAATGTCATTCACTAATTGTGATCTAACTTTTACTTGAGCTTGAATTTTTTTCAATTGCTCTTCACTAATTTTCATTTCTTTTTTACTCATAATTTTGGATTTTTGGTTTAATTAAACTTAATTATTTTTTAAATATACTAGCTGCCTTTTCACCACTTCGTCCTCCAAAGTAGGCTAAAACGACTGCCATCATAACTTTTTCAAAAGTATCATTCCATGTATTATTTATTTGGAACGGTATACTTTCTACACTATCTAAGATACCAGCTAAAGAAAATATAACAATACACCACACTAATACTAGTGGACGTACGTTTTTCGACATCCATGAGTCAGACATTGAGTCTGCTTCCCATCTTGATGTTATAGCTTGTATTTCTTTATTTTGTTGCTCATATATCATTTGCTGTAACTTTACTTTGTCATCTGCAGGTGCATCTGATTTAGTAATAGCTTCAATAGCTTCTTTAGGTGATGTAACACCTTGTAACACATTACCTAATGTAGGATTTATTACAGAAGCCGCACCAAACAATAATTGTCCAACAGTGGTATCTTTAAATTTCTTTTTACTTGACATTTTTGTTGTTATTTTGAAACTTGAATTTTTCACCTGTTATAGATAATTTATCTATCACATCAGTTTGAATATCTCTTAATAGTTTCTCAAGTTTATCTTTTTCAACAACCATGCCAGATACTTTATCTTCTAAGGCATCGTTCTTAGCTTTTAATGCTTCTACCTCTTCTGGATTTTTACCTATAAAAGTATAGATAACAACAGAAAGTGAACCAACTAACATACCTACAATTACTTTAAATATATCGTTGTTTGTATCTGGTATTTCAAAAAATGCTAAAAATAGCAAAAGTCCCATTACAAGTAAAAATACTGTAGCAGCACCTATATACCCTCTTAATTCTTTATCTTTAAACACGTTCATTATTTTTTAGTTTTTCTACCTTTACGATCTTCACCTTTTAAAGCGTTGTCAATATCACCTATTTGGTTACCAACTTCTTTAAAAGCTTTAACTACGTCTTGTAATTCTTGAGTAGTTAGCTTAGCTCTTTTTTTAACTTCTTTAATGGTTGCAATAGCTTTTTCATCAACAGTGGTTTTACTCCATAGAGCTTTCCACATATCTTTCCAGTATTGTTTAGTTAAATTCCACATAGCTTATAATTTTAAAGCATCTATTTTAGCTTTTTCATCTACTGATAAACCAGATACAAATTGTGTAATAGCCATTTTAAGCTGTATGTGTCTTTCGTTTCTAACTAATTCACCTACTTGATCTTCAGTTCTATCTGCTTCTTCAACAGCTCTAA